TCGCCAGCAGGTCGGCCACTGTGGCCATCTGCCTGTGGGCAATGATGGTGGCGTCATCAAAAGACCGAGCGCGTCTGTCAAGCAGCAACTCTTCTGGCGGCACGGCCATTACAGTAATGCGGCCATCCTTGGTGACGCGCTTGACCTGCACATCGTGCAGCATTGGCGCAGGCATCGTCACCGGCTGGCCCGTCATCGGGTCGATGGTGGTCATCTGCATCTCGTCAATGTCGGGGTCTGGGTAGCTGACCACAATCTTGACTTGCGCGTCAGGCTCTTGCATCACCATTTGCAGGGTCTGCTCATCCAAGCCGGTGTAATCGTCAATCTGGACTTTCTCGTCATCAGTCCAGTAAAACTTGGCAATGCCGCACTTCCTGACCAGCGCATCCTTAAAGATGGCGTAAGTAGTCAAGAACCCGCTGTTGTCGTTTTGGAAAATGTAATTGACATAGTCGGTGGCCTGCTGCGCAGACTTCACATCCTCTGGGCCTCGGGGTACAAACTCGACCACATTCTCAGAAGAGAAAAACACCTTCATCAGGCTGGGCAGCATGGCGCTGACAGTGTCGCGCACCTCCATCGCCACCACCTTGCTGTTGCCCTCAACCTCATTGCCGAACAGGTCGCCTCGGTAATACTCAGTCCCCCGCGCCCGTGTGGGCGACAGGTCGCTGTCCACATAGCTGATCGCGTCAGTCAGGTCTTGCGTAATGATCGCTTGCAGTTCCGCATCGTCCATCGGGGTCTGGGCTGCAATGTCGGTGGATAAATTGTCGGTAATATTTTCAATCATGGCTTGACCTTAGTTAGAACCACAAACATGGAGTCCACAGCCCTCGGGGTGCGGATAATTTGGTCTTGTGGCAATTCTAGTGCTTCTCCCAGCTTTGAGAGCCTCATTTCCAGCATGGTCAACTCAAACCTGTCTGGCCAGCCTAAGTACCAGTGCCAGTCGGTGTAATAGCGCCAAGAGTTCTCGTTGAATGCCCTGACATGGGTTGGATCTTGCCACGCGCCAAGGCTCAACTCGTATGGCACATGAATCCGCATCTCCCCGCCTACCTTCAGCAATTCCTTGCAATTGGTCATGGCAGTAACCAGATCTGGCAAATGCTCCAAGATGTCATTGGCCAAAATCACATCAAACATGCCGCGCTCAATTGTCAGCAGCCCCTTGCGGGTCTTGAGTACCTCACCCCAATTGACTTTTGTAATGTCCAGCAGCCAATCTGGCTTGACCCTTGCCTGAATATCTGCATTCAAACAATCCTCACGCCAGTCCTTGCCCGAGCCTAGATTAAGAATCAAACCAAGCCTTTGCATATTCTGGACGATTTTCTAGCAGCCACGGCATCGCATCCTGATGCAACTGTTTGCCATTCATGCCAATCGTGTTGCTGCCGATGTGATGGACATAGCTGGCACTGACAAAATGTGAGTAGCCCTTTTCGATCAGATCCCTACAATGCACATCATCTGAGTACCAATTGAGAGGGGGAAACTTTGCCTCTTCAAATGCATCGCTTGAGATCCACGCAAAGATGGGGCTGATCTCACCGACCATCTTTATGTGGGCTTCAGATGGGAATTTGAAGAAACTCAAGCGCTCCCCAGGCTGGCAGATCCGCACATTTTGACCAGACCTTGCCGCATCAGTCCTTGACGCCACCCAGCCGGCCTTGATGCCGTGCATGCTCTGGATGATCGCCACATCCTCTAGCAGAACCTTGACGCTGGTCGGGGTCAGCACGATGTCATCGTTGGCCACAAGGCAAGATGACCAATCCTTGAGTGCCGCTTCGATCACCTCGTTGTAGTCATCGCCAAAGTTTCTTGGCTGGCCGTAGATCTTGTGGTCAGCCTCAAAGTTCTCAAGCACTGACTCTGGCCCCCGCAGGTAGACCGGACACTCTGGCGCGTACTGCTTGATTGACTCCAGCAGCACCGCCAAGCCATGCCCCCTGACTGTGGCAATGACAATCGGACTGATCATTTCTTGGCTTTGTTTCTGGCTGAAATGCTGGCCGCCTTACTTTTGGCATCGGCCTTGGAGTTAGCGCCCCACGCCTTCAGACTCAGCAGCAGACGGGTCGGCTTGCCATCTTTGTACTCGGGGCCATCATTGCCGGCCATGCGTGCCAAAAAGCTGGCCCTGCGCGGGTTGTCGCCGGCCTTGACGGGCGGCTTGATGTCTTGGCCGGCAGCTTTTAGGCTGGCCCGTCCAGCAGCGTTCAAGCCGCCCTTGGGGTTTTTACCCTCCTTGCGCTGCCAAGCTGGGGTCTTCATTTCTTCTTGACGGGCTTGGCAGTCTTGGCCGCTGCCTTGAAGTCGGCAGCGCTTGGTGCGCCCTTAGATCCAGGCTTGCGCATCTTCTCTTTAGAACCGGCTGCGATACGCGCCTGTTTGGCGTTGATGTTGGCATAGAGTCCAGCTTTCATTTTTTAGCTCCAATCTTAATTACCAGCATCGGCTTGTCGCCCATGTCCTCACCCTCCATCGCACTGTTCTCGCCGGCCTCGTAGTCTTCATCCTCATCGCTGTCAGTGACCCAAGCATCGCAGGTACGGCTGGCCGCGCACTTAAAGTCAAAAATTTCGCAGTAGCCCAGGTCAGCCTTCTCAATAAATTCTTTGGCATCCCCCTCAGAGCCAATGCCCTTTTCAATGCAGTCGAGCATTGATTCCTCTTGATTAAAAGCCGCGCAGTTACCGCAGCGGCTCATCTTGGCATCCTCTATGCTCACCTCCCACTCGTCTGCCTTTTTCTTCCAAAAGGCAGTATTAGGCAGGTCAGGATTCTCAGGGCCGTAGTTGGCGCTGTTGATCGCCTTGGCCCTGTTGCGCAGATTGATGGTGATGTCTTGTGTGGCCGTGGGGCAGCTTTCGCCAGCCTCATCGTCACCCATCAACTGACTCATGGTTTCTTTGATCGTGGCCATTAGCGCATCCCCTTTGTTTTCATGTTCTTTGCCGTGCGCTGACCGCGCATGGGCAGCTTGGCCTCAGACATTGCAATGGCAATTGCCTGCTTTGGATTCTTGACCGGCTTGCCGCTGGATGTCAGCTTGCCCGACTTGAACTCGCCCATTACCTTGCCAACCTTCTTCTGTCCTTTGGTCATCATCATGGTTTTCCCCATTTAGTTGCAAATGCCCAATTATGCAGTTCTGGATAAGTTTCGGCGTAAAGGTTGACTCCACTTGCTGCTGGCCGCTGACCCAAACATCCCCGCCACGGCATCACTCGCAAAGGTCAAAACAAAGGCATCTGCCTTGTCCGGTGACGGCAGACCCCTCTTTTTGATCTCATCCTTGCCCTCAATAGCAATTTTGCCATTGCTGGTGAAGGTGTAGCGTACTGTGGCCAACTCGCTGATCAGCACCTCATCCTTGGGCAGTTTGCAGTCCCGCGCCTCTAGCCACGCCTTGGACTTGTACCAAAGCTCAGCCTTCAAGTTCCTGTATGTCCCGCCCATCGCTGGGCTTTCGCTCACATTGATCCCCCGCGCCGGCAGCCCCAACTCCCGCAGTCGGTCAACCACCCCAGCCCCTAAACCGATGCTGTCCACCAGAATCTCCCTCGGCTGCTCACTTGGCGCCAGCGCATTGAACTCGGCCACCACCGCCCCCGTCAATTGCATCAAGTCCAGATTCTTCCAAGTGCGGATGCTCTCCGTCACCACATTGCCCTGCCGCTTGCATAGCGCTGACCTGTCCGAGCCAAACCGCGCCACATCCAGCCCCCAGACCATCGGCGCTGACTTGCTTGCCGCCACATCCCTGTGCAGCGCACTCTCCAGCAGATCCATCGGGATGACAGTGTCATCGTCTCCCTTGGGAAACTCCCCGATCACCCTGATCCGGTAGACATTGCTCTCCTCGCCGTAGCGCATGGCCATCTCTTTGACATACTCATCCGATACCCGTGGCGAGTCGGTGCATGCCACCTGAAAGGTTGTCCACTCGCCGGCCAGCCTTGTGTGCGTGTCGTAGAAAAACCCGCTGCTCCTCACCGGATTGCCCAGCAGCAGGGTGACAGCGTTGTGGCCAGACATCGATCCAGCCGCCGCCTCGAACACCTGCTCCGGCACGCCAGATGCCTCATCGGCCACCAGCATCACATACTCAGAGTGAATGCCCTGCAATGCCTCGGGCTGCTCGGCCCGACTTGTCCTGGCCGATATAAACATCTCAGTCGG